AAATCAGCTTCAGGATAATTTTCAAATGGTGTATAACGATCATAAGATCCTGGTTTCATCGTAGAACCAAAACCATATTGACTAATAACTCCATCAGAATATTCAACAGCACCTTCTTTCTTTCTTGATTCAATGTAAGCTTCTTTATTTTGCTCTAACTTATCTAAAGTCGCATAACCTTTTTTCTCAATTTGATCTTTAATATTCATCAAAATACTAAGTAATGATGGTTGAGCGTTTAATACAATATCACTCAAAAAATTAGGTTTGTTTTTAAAAGCTAATAATAGTTTGTTAGCAACAAATCCCATTTTTCTTTTATTTTCTTTGAACCCTTTTGTTCTATCAATTTGGAAAAGGTAATTGATAACATCTCTTGGTTTAATGTCGTGTCTTGCGAAGTCTGCAGAGTCAATAATTGAAATTGTTTCAACGTCTTCAGGTGGAAATATTTCAGATGGAGATACATTTTGTGAGATTGTTTCAACGTTAGATCTTGCAGACTTAAAATTTGTTGATGTATCACCTTCAACACCAGCTTGAGTATCGTGGTGGTCAGTATGAATAACAAACATTGGTTTACCGTGTGCAAAATCCACAAGAACTGGCATAATCTCACCTTCACCATCAGGTTTTTTAACGGCAAATTCTTTTGCTCCATATTGGATTGGTTCGGCGTCTACAACCTTGATACCATTTCTTTCTAAATAATGTTTCATCGCTAAAGCAGTTGTAACACCATCTAAATCAAGGTGAAAGTAGATTTTAGCCATTTTATATCTTTTAGCAAGATTCTTAATGTCACGAATACCACCTTCAGTTAAAAGTGATTTTGTTTCTTCCTTTAGTATTCTTTTAATTAAATTTTTCACTACGTTGGTAATTTTTTTCCTTTATCGTGAGTTTTTTCACCTTCTACTCTTATTTTAATTTTTGCTTTGTAATCTTTTGGTAGTTTTGTTTGAATACCCACAAACTCTCCCATATCATTATCCATTCTAACAACAACAAGTTTTTTGTCAAGATTCATCATTATTTGACCTGTTGTTTGCATATGATACATGTTTTTTGTTCTATATGGATTCAAAAATGGATCTTTCTTGTATTTCTTTTTCATTGCGTCAATAACATCTATGTCTTTTTTTACACTTTCTAAATGTTTTTTTGCCAATTCCATTCTGGTTACAGAAGATTTTCTTTTTCTACCACGAGTATACCCAGCACTCTTTTGATAAATTCCATGGTTTGTTCTTACAACAATTTTATAATCAGATTTTAATTTTTTAATTATAGGAGAATGTTTAGCGGTCATTTCAACTATATAAATATTTTCATTATTTGAAACTATTGTTTCTCCTTTAAGTCCCACATCTTTTTTATCTTCACCTCTGTAAGAAATGATAGATTTAATTACTTTAGGTAAAGTTTTATAAGTTAAAGCTTTTCTTATTTTACCACCATCCGCGGCGAATCTTTTCTTTTCGGTCTTATCTTTAGTTTTATCATCAACTTTTCTTTCTTTTTCAACCCCTTTACCTTCTTTCTCATCTTGAGCAACCATCAAACTAGAATTTACAATACCAATACCAAATTCATTCATTCCTTCACTCCAATCTGTATCAATATCTCTCCAATAAACCATTTCAACATCGTTTACAATCTCATGAATAATCTCAACTCTAGCCTTGTAACCTCTATCTCTGTTTTTTGCTAAAACTACGGTGTCATCCAATCTTACCGCAGCAATTGTACATTCTTTAATTAAGTCAGGTTTGTTTTGTTGTTGGTAAACTTCATTAAGGATTGATCTAACAAGATTTTTCATTACATATAAATACTTTAGTAATAGAAAAATCCCCACCTTTTGAGTGGGGATTCTATTATTTAACGTTGTGTAAGAATTATTTTATTCTGCTGTTTCAGTTTGTGGTTCTAATTCACCAACCAATTCCATCATCTGAACATCCAAATTCAGTTTAACCTCATCACTCAACAATACACCACCTGTTTCAAGCGCCGCATTCCAAGTAAGATCAAAGTCTGAACGGTTAATAGTTCCTGAGATCTCAAATCCGTGTTTTGTGTTACCCCATGGATCAACTGATTTACCATTATACTCAACAGTTAAATCAATAGTTTTAGTTGTGTCTTTGATAGTCATTTCACCTTTCATTTTACCGTCAGTAAGATTCAAGTAAGTTGATTCGAAATACATTCTAGGGAATCTCTCCGTGTTGAAGAAGTCTTCTCCATTAAGGTGTGCATCTCTGTCTCCATTTCCTGTTGAGATTGAATTAACTTCAGCCTCAAAACGAATTTGAGCGTCACTCATATCTTCAGTAGTATAAGACATACCACCTGAATAATTTGTTAATGTTCCTTTTACGTTTGACACCATCAAATGTCTGATTTTAAATCCCAAGTCAGAATGAGTTGGGTCAATTACAAGTTGTTTCATTTTTATATTGTTATTGGTTTATTTTCTTTTCAAATGATAATTCTTTTGTCTGAACATGTAAATTGAAAACGGATTGATGTATGTTAAGAAAAAACTATATCTCTAATATTTTCCAATTACCTCTTTTATCTTCGACAAGGCATGTAGAGTTCTCACAAAAGTCACCTGAGTTCATATAATCAACTTCTAGTTTTGGTTGGTGAATATGACCACATACAGCAACATCATATCCTTTCTCACGTGTAAGTCCTTTAGCTCCTGTTTCAAAATCAGAAACAAAGTTAATTGCACCCTTTACAGATTGTTTTATATCATTTGCTAATGAATGGTACTTCAATTTGAAAGTCTTTCTAATTTTATTATAAATTGTGTTTAGTTTAATAACAAAATCATAAGACCATCCACCGACAACTGCCAACCATCTTGCTTTCATAATAACAAAATCTAACACATCACCGTGAAAACAATAATAACTTCTTCCATCAACTCCAATATGATTATACATTCTAACAATTTCAATATTGTTCAGTTGAAATGGGATAAAGTCTTTCAAAAAGTCGTCGTGATTTCCTCGAATATATACCACTTTTGTTTTACCTTCAGATAGTTTGATTATCTTTCTTATTATTTTGGTACAGTCATTGGTCCATTTACCGTTACTTTTGATTGCCCACCCATCGATGATGTCCCCATTTAATATTAAAGTTTCCATTTCATTTTCTTCTAAGAACTTCAGTATTTTATCTGTTTGTGATTGTCTTGCCCCTAAATGAAGATCACTCATTATTACGGTTTTCCACTTTTTCATTTCCAGTAGTTTTGATCTTTAGTAAAGTAGTTTTTGTTTTTATGGTTAAAGAATGATCCTAAAAATAACTTGGTCATGTAGATCAATCCTTTGTTCTCAAATCTTCTTGGTGGAGTAAACACTACATTATTTATTCTACCAAATTTCTTTGGTTTTATTTGTTTTGAGAAGTGGTAGTCTTCTGCAACTTTTATCTCTTCATCAAACCCTCCTAAATTTTCAAATGTTTCCGATCTAACCATCATGAAACCACCTAAACAAAAAGGTGTGGACCATTTTGACACTAACTGTAGGAAATCGAACAAACGGTAAATATAGTTGTATTTACCGTTATCACTTCTGAACTTAGTGGTTACTAAATCAAGGTTATTTTTATGTATTCGAAGAAAAGCTCGTTTGATTATCTTAGGGTCCAATAAGAAAACATCGGCATCTATAAATAAAACATAAGGTGTTGTTACCAATTTAAATCCGTTGTTTCTTGCTCTTGCAGGAAGTCCACCATCCATAATATGAAGATCAAATCTGTCTCTTCCTGACTCATATTCCAATCTATCTAGAAGATATGGTTTTGTAATACCATCATCAGATGAATCACAAACAACAACTTTTATTTTAAAAATGTCTGATTGATAATTTAAAAGATCCAATGTTTTTTCTATAATTCTCTTTTCGTTTTTACAAGGAATTACTATTGTGAGATATTCTTTAAGTTCCATAAGAAAATTTAATCATTTTTTATAAAATAATAAACCCCACCTTTTGAGTGGGGGTTAGTATTATTTTTTTGACCATTCAATATATTCGTTTCTGTCCTTAATAATTGTAGGAATCATTGTAACTAAAACAAGAAGCCAAAGATATATCATTTCTTGATTACTATTTTGTTGATGTATAAGTTATTAACTTTAACATAATAAATTCCATCTACAAGATTTGATAGATCTAATTTATCAGTTTTACTTTTGATTATCAATTGTCCATTCTGATTAATAACTTCTAATTCAGAAATCTCATCAACATATAGTAAACTTGAAGTTGGGTTAGGATATAGAGTAATCTTGTTAGTTAATTCATTCACAAATGAGATTCCTCCGAATACCTCGTCAGAAAAATCAGCTCCTGTAGCAGCAACTGAACCACTGTTTAATCTATAGTCAGGAGTCAATCCGAGTGGTGCAAATGGTGTAACCCAATTTACATCAAGTAATGTAGATAGTGAGTCATTATCATGTTGCGAGAAATATGAGTTCATGAAACCTGGTGTTGTTGTGTAACACACAGTTCCTGTGTTGAAATTAGAAAGAATGTTACTGTGAAAACGCATCGTGTCCCCTGCTAAATTATCTTCTACAGGAACTCCTTCAATCGATACACCTTTTTCAAATCCAGTAACAATACTATTGAAAACAGAAGTTGCAGTATTTCTTCTTAATCTGAAAGCTTTTTCAAATTTTTCACCTATTGGAAGGGAAACCGTCCCGTTGCCTTTGGCACCAATTATTGTGAAGTTAGAAAATACTGGTGAAGTCAACGGTTGAGACCCACTACCCTGTGCGTCATTATCCGATTCGAAACAATTTGAGTCGCCCGCTGCGTCTGACAAATTTTCATTTCTAATCGCCAAACCAAATTGAACTTTACCTCTGTATCCAAAATCCGTATCAAAGTCGTCATCCACCGTCGAGTATGAAATTAAATGTTTGCAATTAACTGATCCTCCAAACCATTCAAAAGAATCATCACCACCATAACTTACTTGTACGTAGTCAACCAAAGTTTGATTACCAACAGATCCAAAAGTTAAACCATTAATCTCTTTATTTGGTTCAAGTGGAATACCAGCAAATTCAATTCTTACATATCTTATTATACCTGAATTGTCGTTATCGTTTGTCCCACCGTATTGTGTATTTGAACTTGGTGGTAATCCTTCAATATTTGCAACACCACCTGGTTGGTTATTGATTGCATTTCCTAAAATTACAACACCACCCCAATCACCTTCGGTTCTATTACCTACAGGATTATTTGACGTAAATACAATAGGATTCATTTGATTACCATCAGCAATAAGTCTAGAACCTTTAGTTACTATTAAAGTTCCTTGTGTGTTATAATCACCTCTAATAATAGTTCCTGGTAGTATTGTTAAAGTTGCTCCGTTTCTAACATAAACTTTGTTTTGTAATTTGATAACTCCTGACCAAGTTGCGTTTGTTGTCACGTCAGAATTTATAACCATTTGTGTTGATGGGTATTGAGTATTTTGTGGATCCCAATTAGACCACCCATAAGTCCAATCAGTTGCAGGTGAGTTATCCGTCACAGGAAAAGCCCCTTTATAATCAGTTGCCGTCCAAAATTGACTTTGTGAATAAGTCATTACCGTCATTAAAACAGACAGTATTGTTAGGTAAATTTGTTTCATAGTTTTTTTGTTTAATTTTATTTACCAATAGATAGTTAGTCTTATAACTTAAATCACCAATTTTATTTATTCTTAACCCAAAGTTAATCATCTTAACATGTAGTTAATATAAAAAATTTCGTATATTTGTATTGTGATTACAGAGAAACTTTCAAACATACCACAATCTAGCGGCTGTTACCTTTTCAAAAACAAGAAAGGTCAGATCATCTATGTTGGTAAGTCAAAGTATCTTCCTAAACGAGTGAAGTCTTACTTTCAAAAAAACCACAAAGATCAAAAGACTTTGTCTTTGGTAAATGAGATCACTGATGTTGAGTTCATGACTACTAATGATGAGAGTCAGGCTTTGTTATTGGAGGATGAACTTATCAAATCACACAAACCAAAATACAACATCAAAGCAAAAGATGATCGTTCTCGTCGTTGGTTTATTACTTTGAGTGAAGATGAGTTCCCAAGACTTTTGGTTTGTAATCCTTCTAACTTTACTGGTGAAGTTCTTTTGGAATCTACAAGTTCCAATTCTTGTTATGAGATCTACGAGATGGTTCATGACATTTTCAATCTTAGGTCTTGTTCTTACAACTTGACTGAAGAGAATATCCAAAACGAAAAGTTCAAGACTTGTTTGGAGTTTCATCTTGGTCGTTGTAATGCCCCTTGTGTTTCTTCTATTCAAAAGTTTTCTTACTTGAAGATTGTAAGTGAGATGAAAGATGTATTTTCATTTCAGTTCGAAAAAGTTCGAAATCGTTTGAAGAAGTACATGAAGTATCACTCTGATCAGATGGAGTTCGAGATCGCTCAGAACTTCAAAAATAAAATGGATGCCGTTGATTTATTGGAGAAAAAACTTGAGTCATTTCGTGTTCGAAAGTATAGTGATGTTGCAAGATCATTCAAAGAACAATTTGGTTTATTGAATGTCCCAACTCTTATCGAAGCTTTTGACAACTCTCATACTGCAGGTGATTGTCAGGTGTCTGCTCTTGTTCGTTACAAGAATGGTAAAACTGATAAGTCAAACTATCGTAAGTTCAACATCAAAACTGTTGAGGGACCTGATGACTATGCGTCCTTTGATGAGGTGTTAAATCGTCGATTCAAGAGACTTTTAAATGAGAAACAAGAGTTACCTTCACTTGTCATTATTGATGGTGGTAAAGGTCAGTTGGGTGTTGCAAAGAAAGTATTTGAGGATCTTGGTTTATTGAATCGAGTTGACTTGATTTCCATTTCAAAAGATGACAAACACAGATCATCTACAATCCACAAGATTGATGGGTCAAGTTTTGATATTCCAAGAAGTGATTTTGGGTTTTTGTTAGCCGAGATTCAAAATGAAGTTCACCGATTTGTTATTACTTTCCATCGTAAAAAACGAAGTAAATCTATTATCGGATAAACTTGGTGTCGTAATAAGTTGCAACATAATCAACGTTAAGAAGTGGATATTGACTAATCACTTGATCAACACCTCTATAATATTCTTCAGTTTCGTAGTATGTTTCTACATGTGGTAAGAATTCATCAATATATTCATTTATAGCTTCATTAACATCAACATTTTCACCATTTTTTGTTGCAGATAATGGAACAACGGTATTATCAATAGAATATGAGTCATCATCAAAATGTTTGTTTTTCAACCCAACAGATTCTATATTGATTACATATCTTCTATACCCAACAAATGGGGTTCCTGTGGTGAATTTAATTTCTCTTACAGAGTCGAAAACTTTTTGAATTTGATCCCTTGTTTTGTCGTTAAGATAAAATTCTGCCTGTTCATTCCATAATATTTTAGTAGTTAATTTAAGACCAACATATTCTTCAAACTCCATTACTATATCTAAAAGTTCCTCGTCTACTATTGAATAGAAATAAGAAACATCATTTGGATTTTCTATTTTAAATTCAATCGGATAATAAGGTTTATTATGTCTTTTTGATATTATTTCTTCCCCAACTCTAACAGGAATACATTTTAACCCGTGAAGATCAATTTCATCACCAGCAAATCTTTTGAATAGTTTTAATATTTTTTCTTGATTAATCATATAAACATTTCAGATTCTTTTTTTCTTCTTGATTTAAGACCAGGAAATTCGTCAAATAAGTTTTCACTTGTTGTTAATATTAGTTTTCTCGCTAAATCAAAATCACCTCGTTTAACTGCTTGGATGAAATCTGAAGTTCTTATACCTCTTCCCATATTGAATGACATAGAAACCATTGCATCATACATTCCTTGTGTAATTGGTGGTTTAATTCCTTTTTCTTCCCATTGATCCAAAATTCGATTAACGATACTTTCAGCTTCTCTCATATCATCTTTCAATAATGTTTCGGCATCTTCTTTTGTAATTTTTGTTCTACCTGGAATTATTTTTGAGTATCTTGGTAAAAAATCAAATCCTTCTTGTTCATCAGGAAATATAGCATGTCCATAACCAATGGTATAAGCACCATCACCAAGATCATAGGCAACTAAATTTGGTTGTCCTTTATGTCTAATGGATCCTTCTTCGTACTTTAAATGATTAATTAAACCTTCTGATGATTTTCTTATTCTTGGCGGTATTACCTTTTTGATGAATTCTTTTTCAGTTTCTACCGCACTTTGTAATGGAGGATCCAAGTACTTTTCAATTTGTTTCAAACTCAACAAACCTAATAAGGAATAAGCAATATACTTTACGATTCTGTTTTTTAAGTCAGAAGGAAGATTTTCAATTTTATCTTTAACTTTTTCAATATATTTTATAGCATCTTCCTTCGTTTTAACCCATAACTTGGATAAATCAATTTCTTTTTTGATAGGTTCAAAATCCCATTCCATATCAGGTTTAGTCTTACCATCTTCTGTAATTAAAGATAGTTTGAAAACAAGATCGTCAAGGATTTGTTCATAAAGCAATTTTGATTGTACAACTTTGAGTTGATCTTCTGTAATCGATACTTTCATATTAATAAATATAAAAGAACTCTAAACATATTGAATCTTTGAGATACAAATGTTTTCTATCCCGAAGAATTGTAGTTCTTCTAATAACGCTTGTTCGTTAGACCAAGCTCTAACTCGAGAGTTTAATCTTCTTTTATTAGAGTTTATGTAGTAACGAGGAAAAGGTGCGTTACCAATCATTTTGACATCAACCTCATAACAATATTTATTTTTATCGCTAAAAGACCATGAGTTTTTATATTTTCTGATATTAGTGATTTGGAATTCAACTTTATCTCTCCAAACATTAAATTCTAAAGACACTCCTTTATTATTTAAAAGTTTTTTAACTCTTTTAATGTGATCGTCCTTAATTACGTTTCCTGATTTAAATCTGTGTTCCATAAGACAAATATAGTGAAAAAAAATTCTAACGCCTCGAATTTCTTTTAATATTTTCTAATTTTGCCTTTTTTAATGCATTACCCAAATTTGATTGAGTTTGTCGATTTGTTATTTGATTTACTTGATTATAATTAACAACTTTGATTTCAGTTTGTGGGACTTCTTTTGGTGCATCACTAAAAATTGATTCAAGTAGTTTGTGTTTTTTTTCTTTGAGTTCTTTTTGTAAATCAATTTTTCTTTGTTCTATTGTTGATATTGGTTCTGACCATAATTTAGTTTCATTATCCAACATTTGGTAATCAGCCTTTTCTAATTTTGGTAGTGGACCATGATCTGTTTTATTTTTGGATATTGAAAAGTATTTTCCCCTTATTTCAGAAGCATATCCGGTTTCTTTGGACATGGTAAGGCTGTTTCCGTGTATTCTTCTGTGGAATAAAATTAAATTTGTTAGATTAATTTTTCTTCTTAACTTGTATAATCTCCCCATAAAATCAGAGTCTGCCGCACATCTCCATCCTTCAAAACCATTCATGGCTAAAAAAACACCTTTGTGAATTGCAAACACACCTTCACCATGTAGACCATTACCATCAATATAAACTCTACCATCTTTGGTATCCTTAAAGTTTATAAATTTTGGTTTTATGCACTCGTATTTACCTATTAACTTATTTATCTCTGATAGACAATTTTCGGTCATGTAATCGTCTGAGTCGAAGAAGAATAAATTGTCATATTTTGCAACTTCGGCTAAAGTATTTTTTATTTTATAAGGTCCAACATTTTCAACAAAATAGAAAAAAAATACATTTTTAGGAAACTCTTTTTCTTCAATATATTGTTTTGTTTTTTCACAATAATCAACACCAATCAAATATTCATGAGGAAAATTTACTTTATTTTTCTCAAATGAATCAAATAACTCATCTAAGAATTCAATATTATTAAATGTTGGGACTATAATAGATAACGACATTATTTTTTTTTGTTCAATTTATTTAGAAAACTTGTATTGTTTCTAACTTGTTGTGGTATTGTGGGTTTGTTAACTCTCATTGAAGTAAGTTTGTTATTGTTGTTTTGAAAAACGTAATTAACTCTATCATAATCTATTTGAGATCTTTTTTGTTCGATAGTACTTTTAACGGATAAATCTTTGTATTCATTTTTTGGAGGTTCTACTTCAGTACTGGAATTCAAGACTCCATTTAAAGCTTGACTTTTTTTCAGTTTTTCCCTTTCAAAAATTTCTTGAAAATTATATGGGTTAGGTAACTTTAAATGTTCAAAAATAATTTTATAATTTTTAATGTTAGTTTTATTTATTTCCAAATATTCAGAAACACTAATATTTTCTATGTTACCGTATTTATTATTTTTAATTTTTTCTTTTTTTAGCGAATGATAATATAATCTTATAGGTGATTTCATACCAGTTTTACTATCAACGGTAAGGTTTGAATTGTGTCTTCTATAATACAGTCCAACGTTGTTTTTTGTTATTACCTTTTTTTTAGTCATTTCAACTCTCCATTGAAATTCACCGTCAGCAGCACAAGACCAAGGTTCAAATCCCCCCATTTCTAAAAAAGTATTTTTTTTAATACCAAATGATCCCGCTGGACTTGTTTCGTATTTTTTATATGTTTTAACTTTATTGATATCAAAATTACCACCAAACATTGCAAATTTATATTTGACTAAATCATACTTTTTCAAATTTTCATAGACAAATCCCAAAGTATCATCTGTTAATATATCATCTGAATCAACAAACAAGAGATCATCAAATTTAGAAATTTTTGCCAAACTATTCCTAATAACATATGTTCCAACCTTAGGAAAATAAAAGACCTTAACATTTTCAGATATTTTATTGATGTTATCTTTAATCGAGTCCATCGTAATTTGACAGTTATCCACACCTAATAAAATTTCATAATCAAAGTTTACATTACTTTTATTTATAGAATCTAATGTTTCGTATAAAAAAAAATCATTATTGTGTGCCGTGATTATGATACTTATCATTATTAAAAATTTTTAATATTTGTCAAGTGACCCCATTTTTGTTTTAATCTTTTTTTGTATTCCGCATAATTACCCCACTGATATTTAACTGTCCTACAGGTATAGCTGTGGTGTTTGAAGGATAATGGTGAGTTTTCTTTACCCCAATTAATTAATATACTATATGTTCCTCTGTCATGTTTTTCCTGACTTCCAATACAATAGTCCTCAACACCAAAATGAAATTCATCAAATGTGACTTCATCAAATCTTAATGGATTTTCTTTATCAATAACAAAAAAACAAGGATCACAAAATTTTAGATCATATCTATTAGAAGCTAAAGCCCCAACATTTTTATTATCACCATTTTTTCCGACGACACATAACACACCAAAATTTGGAGTTTGATCTATTGTTTTTTCAATTTGGGTTATAATATCATCAGAGAATGTTACATCTTCGTGGGAAAATATAATATACCTATTTGGGGATTCGTTAATAACTTCATTATGAAATTTTGATGATTTAATATTAGATTTAGTTATAATATCAACCCTGTCTTTAATTTTATCCAAACAAGGTCCTAAATATTGGTCATAAACATCCTTTTTGTATGTTATATATGCATAGGTAAATCTCATATTAATTCAATGGTTTGTCATTTGGGGTTAATTTAGATAAAGTATTATTACCGTGAATTCCTAATTTAACATATCCTCTTGGAATATATATAATATTTCTTGTGAATCCTTTCAAGTGATCATGTACACAATCCATAATTCCGTGTTTGACGTTCTTTTGTATTAAAGTACTAAACATCGAACATACCTTACTGTAATCTCTACCATGAGTATATTCTTTACCTGTTTCAACAACTAATTTTGTTGGGTGAAAATTCAAAATAAAATCGTCGTAATTGTTTTTATTTTGATTATAAAGGTTATGTATATATTCAATATAGTTTGGAGCCATAACATCATCACAATCGTGTCTAGTTTGAATTGTGATATTATTTTTTATTACAAAGTCTCTATAATCTTTCTTGGTGTCCGAAAAAGGTATTAAATCTATTTTTTGTCTAACTTCTAAATCTTTGTACTCATCATTTTGATCAAAAAATTTAACTATTTCAATTTCTTTGTTGATTTCATTCCTAATCAAATCATAATGTCTTGGATTGACAATTAATGCGATTGAAAAATTTTTATCTGTTTGTGAATTTATTGATGGTATGTAAGTTTTTTTAATAACCTCAAAATATTTTTGGAATTCCTCATCTTTTCCAAATTTACATCTTGTTACTATAACATGTTTCATTTAATAATTTTAATATTTTTATTTTCAAAATAAACCAATATACCAAAAACTCTTTCCATTGCATGATTTATTGATGGTTCTCTGACATATCCATATGGCATCAATTCAATTATTTCATTGATAATGTTATTCGATAAGTATTTTTTTAGAATTTCATTTCTAACCCAAAAAATAGTTCCCCCAATAAAATCAGAATTTTCGGGTATTTTTTTTACATTAAGCTTGGATAATATTTTTAAGGTTTCATCATAATTAACTGTAAAATTTTTATACTTTCTGAACCCCACCATACCTGTGGTACTGTCTTGAGTAAAGTTATTAATTATATTATTTACCTGAACACTATTAGATAAAACCCCACCCATTAATCCATGAAACCAATTCCTACCATGACTTATTGCAAATCCCCCACCTCTTCTCATTAAATCTAGTGAAGGAACTTTTTCAGAACCTAAACCTTTTTTCGTATGTATTTTGAGTATTAAATCAGTATCGTTATCGATTTTTTTATACGTATATAAAAACCCACCAATATCAACACCTCTGTTAGGAGATAGAAAAACTTTAGTGTCATTCTTAAATTTGATTATTTTTTCATAAACATCCAAATGATCTTTTCTATAAAATCTTCCCTCGTTTAGTCCATGTTTAATAAAATGTTTGTAAGCCTTTTCATTATTATTTTTCCCCGCATTTTTCAAGTCTTGGTAATAATTTACATAAGTCTCCCACTGAAAATCTAAAAAGTTGTTTCCGTCAGTTTCATAAGGTAAATTAACATATAATTTATATGGTAAATCTAAATTATTCAAATAATTTTCAATTTCATCCCACATATCGGTATGATACAAATGAACACAAACAGCAATCCTCATAAATCAATTTCTTTTTTTTCTACCCTGACAATGTGCTCTTTGACTAAAACCTTTTGGATTATTACAATTTATTGACTTTTTGTACTTTTGAGACCATTTTTCGTCAATTGGTTCTTTGGATAATTTCTTTTTCCAAAACTTGAATAGGTTTTCTTTATCGTACTTTTTTTTATTTTGGTCCCAACCACAATCGTGACAAAGAAAAGGTTGTGGATCACTTTTTTCTTTCTTCCAAGAGTGTTCACACTTTTCACATTCAATCTTGTCGTTGAATATTCTATCTGCCTGTTTTTCTGATATTAGTATTTTCATTATTAACAATCTGCGTCATTATAAAGACCAACTAAATAGTCATAGTATTTATCATATATATATTGTTCAACCTCATCTCTCACTTCTACCATTGCTGGTGATGGTCCTTCATAATCTTCAGTATCTTCATCTTCATCACAATATCCTTCATCACAGTAATAAAAATGAATTCCCTGTAAAATACAAAAGTCGGAATAGTCTTCCTCATCCTCAAAATCACAAGGATCTTGTATTTCTGTTTGATATTCTACTATATCACCAATCTTTTCTAATTCTACTCCTCGTCTGAGTAATCTAATAGGTATTTCTGAACTTTCATTAATTACATCATTATCTTTTTCTGATAAATAAAAATCCTCCAATTGATCTTTAAACATGTCTTCCATAGCAGATAAAATACCACTATATTTGTCTAAAAAATTACTTTCTGATTGATAACTTTCATCATGTAATCTATTTAAAGCACTATCAAATACATCCATCATCCAAGATTGGAAATTTGGATAATCTCTTGTATCAATGTCTCCAGCAGCTTCTTCAACAGTTCCGATTATATCATCCAACCTTCTTGTGATCCATATTTGACCTGAATTCATTATAATTGAATTTTTTCTTTAGTTTTATTATCATAAATAGTGAAAGGGTTTGCAATTATTACCCAATCAACATATTTGTAATCTTGATCATAAGCCTTTTCATTCGCCTTAACTTGGATTGTTTTAACTCCAAAATCAGGATGAGACATAATAAGATCGGTCCCAAATACCATATCAATTAAATCACCATTTCCACCTTCATATTCAACTTTGAATCCTTTGTTTTGTAAGTATTCTTTAACTCTTCTTTCGGCACTTTCACCCTGTTGAGTTGTTCGTTGGATGTTTTTGGTGTAATCGAATAACATCATAGGATCGTCAAAATAATCTTCAATCATTTTCTCTAACTCTGATTTCATCCTCATTAAAGTGGTTTTAGGATCTTTGATAATTGCTTGGAATGTAGTATTGTTTTTATTTTTATAGATTAGTTCAGTTAGTAATTCTGCCAAATCAAAATAATTTGTGTTCAACTTATTTATTGGTTGCCATTCTCCATTCAAATAAACCAATTTGTTATTTATTACGTTATTTTTTATAAAATCATTTTTTTTATCCTCAGTTATTTTTCCAAGGGATTCTAAAAAAATAGCACAATCAATAAATTTTTTTTGTAAATCTTTTGGTATTTCAGTTTCTAAATCTGAAATTTGTTTTTCTATAACCGTTTTTAAATCAAGACCGTTACTTCGAGAAAGAAGTCCTTTTAATGATCCGATTTTACTACAAACATACATTTTTTGTTTGTTACCTGAAAACCTATCGCAAAAATTGTACTCATTCTTACCTTCCGACTCAATCATCAAACTTTTTATTCTTTCAATATCTTCTCTAATTAGTTTATCCATAATTAAAATTTCCAAGTCATATAATGTTCATCAACGTTTTCTTCTACATTTTGGTTGTGATTTAATTCAACAGTTTGGTCTTTGAAATTGAAATCGATAGATCCATTTGATCCTTCATTTATTTCCCAACCTCCGTAATATAATTCTAATAAGTCGTAACAAATATATTCTAATTGTTGATTTAAACCTTTTGATCCCTTTGAAGAATCTACCATATCTTGGACCCATCCACTATCTCCGCTCCCGTCATAACTACATCTACAAGAATCACCATAAACAGATTTCAATTCTTCAACGATTGCAGGATCTGATAGTTTTTTTGCTTCTCTATCATCTCCTCTCCACCCCGGTCTTATATCTGAAAAGTCTGAAAAATTTTTCTCAATCTGACTATCTTCGGTGCTAATCTCATAATAATCATACATTACATCTATTTCATTTCTTTCAGCAAAAATTGTAAAAGTTAAAGTACCGTTTTCATTGTCATAATAGTCGTTGTAAAAATTTCCTGTATCAAAATTATCTCTAATGTTTTCAAAGAATTCTTCAATTGATCCAGGTAAAAATGATAATTCATCACTAACATTTCTACCTCCATGCGTAGGACCATACAAATTTTCAAATTCACCATCGTAGCATTGGTAATACCAAGTCACACCATCCTCCATGTTTAAGGAGTTTAATAGCTTTGAATACTTTTTTAAATCTTGTATTTGTTTTTCTGTAAGTTCCATACGATATTTTCTAATAAATACTTTTAATCTTCAAACTCTAACTTTTTTGTTCGAGTCGCCCATGTTGGTCTTTCACCTGACATTAATATTTTCATCCATTCTGATGCTGAAGGAATATACCCATCACAATCTTCTTTAACATGTTGTTCTCCAACATATCTAGTATAAACAGTTTTATCATCACTATTTTTAAACTCAGGTCCGAACTTTTCTTGAAGTTCAAATATACCTTCTGAGTGGTGTCTAAACGCTCTGTGTAAAGAATGTCCATACCATCCTTTGGTCTCATCTAACCAATTATGAATGTGAATATAATCTTCCCACTTTCCACCAAACTTTTTGGCTGAACTCTTTGCATGTAATATTGGATGTGCCATACTATTGTTTAATTGATATTTTTTTATTGTATCATTACTAAAAATAAACTATTTATTTGAAAAAATAAATTCATAATGGATCCAAATAAAATTCCTTTACTCGTAAAATTTACTAAACAAATTCATAGATCTTTGGAGGATTCTTCCCATCCTGATGTTTTTAACACTGTTGCTGATATTAAATATGAAATCCATGAAGACGATTTTTTAAGTTTATATCTTTCCAAGTTAAATGGATCTGAAGAAATGTACTTATTTTTTTCAATCTATTACTATCACATAACAGGTGACGCCGCAAAATCAGTAAAGTATGTTTTAGAAAATCTTAAAGGTTACCAGTTCTTTGTATATGAAGAAAGCGGTTATTTAGAGGAGGACTGTTCATCATGTGATGGGAGTGGTAAAGAAGCTTGTGATAATTGTGATGGTCAAGGTAATGTAATCTGTAGGTCATGTGATGGTGATGGTAAAGAAGATTGTTCTACTTGTGATGGTACAGGTGAGGATGATGAAGGCGATGCTTGTGGTGAATGTAATGGAACTGGTGATAAAATTTGTAATGAATGTGATGGTAGAGGTGATGAGATGTGTTACAGTTGTGATGGCGACGGAGAATTTGATTGTAATAATTGCGATGGTCGTGGGAATGTAGAAACAGATATCATGGGTTACGATGAATTCTACGATAAAGTATATACCACAAATAAACTTGGTGATATGGATGACGACATTCCTTTTGAGGGGCGTTATTATAATTCATTAGTACTCAAACAACCTTTCTTAAGAGAAAGGAACTTTAGAGAAACTTACAGTATGGAAGATATCAAATACGATTGGAATGTAGGTAATGAAATAGATGATCTAAATGATAATAACTTTGTTTTCTTTGGTGGTAAATTATTACTGTAAGAATTTCAACTTATACATAGTTGAGTAAGCCAACTCCTGTATAGTATCAATTTGATTCTGTATAAAAGAATCATCACAACAGTCTCTTTTTTCTTCAATCATATTTAACAAACCTGTAAAGTATTTTAATACTTGGTTTTTGTTTTTATAAGATTGATTCTTGAATGACTTGTAATTAGTCAAAAGACCGTATTTACCTTGATAAGACTCTATCACACCATCAACAAGAGCATCGATTCCTTCATAATAACCTTGTAATGCTTTGTGTTCAGAATATGATTTAGTACCTAAATGAAATATATGTACTTGTGTTTGTGAGTGGAGTAATTGACAAACCATGTCACAGAAATCTTCATTGTGATTTGAAGAAGTTTCTTCATCTTGATCTTCATCTTCATCTTCTTCTTGTTCCCAAAGATTTCGTCTTTTTAATTCTTCTTTCAATTTTTCACTTAAATCAAACTTACTCATAATATATTTTTATTATAAATATCACCAAGTTTTTATTTTTCAACTAAATCTTTATCTGCAATCTGAACAAACTCTTCAACAAACCATTCATGATATTTTCTTACTTCTCTAATTATTTCAGGATAATCAGTCCATACCTTGATTCCTTCGTTTTCAGGGCTATAATCATTATCAACTAAATATTGTACAATACAATCTTCCTCCATGGTTATAAAACCATGTGCAAAGTATCTCGGAACATAAACTTCATCCCCTTCTTTCATATCAAAAAAGAAAATTTTATTGTAGTCATCAGAAACAGGTCTCAAATCAACAACAAAATCTAGTATCCATCCTTTGATGACCTTAATTAGTTTACCTTGGGCAAATTCGTTCTTTTGAAAGTGTAACCCCCGAAGTGTGTATTTACGGGGGTTTACACTGATATTACTCTGCACCCAATTCTTATCTAACTTGGCGAGATCTAATGGACTAAATGTTCCTCTTTTATCTTTGAAAACTCTGTTCTCAATAAAATGTGCTTTTTCCATCATAAAAATTGTATTTCATTTGTTATTGGGTTCCAATCAATATGCCAAGGTAAATGAGAATATAAGTATCGTTCATTCAACACAGACGCATTGAAGTAGTGGGTGTGTCCGTCATAGTAGTGCCCATAACCTGTATGAATGTGTCCGCAGATGTGAATCTTTGGTTTGATTTGTTTGATTCGCTCCGCAAGTAATTCACAACCCAAGTGAACATTACGATTACCTTCAACGTCATCCAAGAATCCCCAAGCTGGACCGTGAGTAATCAAGATATCAATATCTTCAGGTATCATATCCCATACAGCTTTTAACTCTTCACCATTTCGTGGTAAGTTAAATGCCCAATTGTAGAACTCAGGTTGCCAAGGACTACCCCAAATTTTAACTTCAGTCCCATTATCATCTTGAATGGTATGTAGTTGGTCTTGTAGATAAGTCATAGTAGGATAAAAATCAACTATCTCTTTAACTTTCTCAACATTATTTTGAAAACCCCAATCGTGGTTACCAGCAATGAATACTTTGTGTTTGTACGCATCAAGTCTACTAAACCAAGAAGTAAATTGTACGATCTCGTGTTCATAACCCATAGAGGAAATGTCACCAGCATGTAATAACAAATCACCACCTTTCAAGTCACCTTTGACATGATTGTGTTTGTTGTGTGTATCAGAAAGTATTGTAAGTATCATAGTACAAATTTAATGAATTTTTCCCAAATTCAATTCAAAATATGTATTAAAACATAAAAATGTTCCAACACAAATAAAACAATTATCATAGTAACTAAATGTTATTCCTAATCCAAGTCCTCTAAAAGTACTTACGAAAAATTCTAATCTTTTAAACATAATTTTGTTCTTTTCATATCATATGTTGATTGAAATCGATACATATAGTTTATCATCTCCATTTTAGGGATTTGTCTGATCCACTTCTGTTTGAAGTTTTCAAATAATTTTTTTGTAGTCAACATTTGTTCATAAGTTTGACAAGAACTTACAATTTTTGAAATGTACTGAAAGTCATCTTCGTAAACCATTTTTAGTCTTCTATTTTTTCCCATTTGTTATCGTGATTATATTTAAAACTTCCTATATGTTCTCTCTTCCACTCGTTTGGAGATATCAAAGATAGAAATATTTTTCCATCATTCGCATAATATAGGTGATAAATTTTTCCGATTACTGGTTCAAAACTAAATTTTGATTTATAGACCAAGTCATTCCATTTATATTCGTCAATAAGTTTTTGATATTCTTTTTTTAATTGTTCGAACCTATCTTCAAATTGTTTGTTAACATTCAAAACTCTTGGTTCTTTCCAATGTTCTATATTTAAAACTTGAATTGCAGGTGCTCCAACATTACTACCATAAGGAAGTAAACCAGGGTTGTCGGAAACATTATCAGGTTTGTTTGACATTATAAAGTTTCAATTTTGTCTTTAATTTTTTTAATTAGATATTCATCTGTTATACTTTCAGTTGCCAAAATTTCTTTTAGTAAATTTTCTGTTTCTAATTTTCCTTTGACTTTAACTCTGTGTGTTGCGTTTAACTCAACTTCATATAGTTTATATGCAACCTCATCAACTTTCTTTAACTTAGTAATATATTTTTCAATCCGTTGGTCAAGTTTTCGTCTTCGTTCCATATTAGTTACAGTTGGGATCGCTTTGTATAATTCATCCAATCTTCCTTTAAGATATTGAATCTCTCCGAACTTAAGTATTTCTTGATCTGTCATTTTTTGTGGATTGGGTTTTTACAATTTCCTTTATGTGTTCCCCAAGCACGAGTGCCAATTCCTACCTTGATGTATTCACACTCTTGGTAAGTGTATTCAGTTACATTTGTAATTTCTGTTGGAATTTCTTTTTGTGATTTTTGTTCTTCACAGGACACTAAAGACATAAAAACGATACCAAGTAAAAATCCAAGTATAATTGTAAATAATGGAGCAACATCAGGACCTTCTTTGATCATTCTTGGTTTTACTCTAATAATTTTGTTTGGATCTATTTTAAGTTTTTTCATACCTAAAAAATAAATGATTTGTGTTGTGAAATCAACTATGGTTTTGAATAAAATTTGATTTTGTTTTTGGCGTTTTCTATTAACCAATCATCAACACAAGGTATTTTCTCTAAAAACTCCAACTCGTGTTGATAACATACCACTTCTTCAAGATTTGGTTTAAGGTTGAAGTTGGATCTTTTGAAGAATAAATGTAAAGATTCGTGAACAAGTATTGCAGAAATGTTATAGATATTTCCATCTTTCATTTCTCTTGTTGAAATAGTAATTGTACTATCTCCTTCTGTCGTTGAGAATCCTCCATTCCAATATGCGACATTAGAGCAGTTCTCCATAATCAGATAATACTTCTGAACATCATATTTTTTTATGGTGTCTAAAGCTTGTTCTACTTTATTTTTCCAACCATCTCCAACATCTGCAATACGGATTTGCGAGAAAGATGATGACCAAAACATTAACAATATCGAAAGTTGCCATATTCTCATATTTTGATAACAGCTTCGTGTATAGCCTTTTTAAGTGCTGATGATACAGTCATTTTTTCAAAAGGTAACATCCCCTCTTTTACTTCAATCATGATTGCTCTAATCTCAGTTTCAGATTCCCCAATACCTTCATAACATTTACCATCGTAATATAATCTTACACCAACCTGTGTAACTGATTCTGTTTTCTCAACACCAACAATTCTAATTGTCGTCTTCGGTAATCCAAAGTAATAAACCTCAACATCAATATCCTTTCCATCTTCAGATAAACAGAACTTCTCAGATAGTTCGTCTTCAACTATTTGTCTTATACCAAAACGAATGTCTCTGTTTCCCATCTCTTTTAATTTAGCTGTGTTGTAAACTGAATCAACATAAACACATTGTTGAGACATTGCGAGGTTACCAAGTAGTAACATACCAAGTAGTAAGATTATATTTTTCATTAGTAATTAACTGTTGATTTATACCCAGGAGCAATCAGATAATAGTTTTGTGATCCCCCACTTACAGGTGAGTTTATTGTCATAGATGACACACCAGGAATTGCTATTCTCATATCTGATGTATTTGTTGTTAATGTTGTATATTGTGCGGTAGTAAAGAATCTTGCGGGGTTTGTGTTTACCCAACCATTTAAAAAACCAAATCTTCTAAGGTTAATATAGTTCTCATCAGCAACATTTATTCTACCATCGTAGTTAACATCATATCTATGGTAATGAATACTTTTAATTGGTGTAATACCCAAAACTAACTTTGAAACCTCAATCATGTCTGTCAATTGTAATGTTGTTACAGGTGTTGTCGCATCAAACTGAATGTACCATTCAACTGATGGGTTTGTTGGTTGAGAAAAACTATAATATCCTGTTGCGTTTGTATATACTGTTTGGTGTAACACCCATGGTGTGTATGTAACTATGTATTCAAATTCTAATACATATGGTAGTGAAATTGCATTTGGTAAGTCATTCCATTTACCTCCCCCTACGAATTGGACGTAATCTTCGTTACCAGCGTTATTTGGTTCACCGGGATTCCATGAGGTGTATGAATAAGTTTCATTTGTAACCCATCTCCATTGACCTTCTATTACTTCATCAGTTAATCCAATCCAACCTGAAGGCCATAAACCAAATATAAAAGAATTTTCTGCTGCGGTTGTTACAGTAACCAAGTGGCCTCCCATATTCAAACAAGCTTGTCTTGCATCACTCCAAAACATAGATCCTGTAGATCTGTAGTATGAATGTCCGTTGTAATTGTTTTGGGATGTAAACCCATTCATTACAGGTGTTGTTCTTTTATATAACTTTACCGGTACGTTGACGGCTCCTGTACCATCGGCGTTTCTTATGTAACCTGAATAAGTAAAAGTCTGTGCATTTAATGAAAAAACAGAAAATAATACTATTGTCCAACTAATAATCTTGTTCCACATGTTATTGTATAATTTAAAGTGTTTACCTTGATCGCCCACGCTCCTCCTGCATTTATATTGAATTTAAATCTTTTTGTAATTGCAATGTTTGTTCCAATACTTGGTAGAACCACATATGGTGATTTCAATACCAAATCGTTATAGTAACTTACATATGGTGAATAAACAAATAAAGCCATAAGTTTAATATCTATTCTTCTACCAAACTTCAAGTCATACATTCCACCACCAATTAAAGCCGTACCTAAAAATGATGTTTTATAAACTTGACCGTATGATACCGTTCCCATATAAACGGCTTTCAGACTTGGGATCTTTGGAAACATGAACATCTGTCCTCCAGCTAAAGTACCGTATACTGACCCCCTACCTTCGAACCCCACAGATAAAGTTCCCGATAAAAGTCCAACACTTTTTTTGTTGATCCATGCATGATATCCTGTTATGTTTGGTCCTTGTTGTGCTGACACATAATCAACCAAACCACCACGAGCAGTTTCACCATCCCAACGCATGTTATGATATCCTCCCGTTAATTTTAATCCTGTTTTAACTTCAGAGTTTTGAAAGTTGAAACCCACAAAGTCCCCCGATGCGATAACTGTGGGTTTTCCACCTTCCCTATTCTGATTTATTGTTTTGGTTGCCCCTTGTGTAATGTTGGTTCCTCCTCCTTGTTCTTCTGTTTGGGTTGTGGTTTCCTCACCGTTTGGTGGGTTTCCACTATTATTCCCCACACCAGAGTTCCCACCGTTATTAGAACCATTACCGTTAGGGTTAGTTGTAGAACCATTATTTGTTACTTCTTGGTTCGTTTGGTTATTTCCTTCACCATTCCCACTAGTCCCATTCCCACTAGACTCCCCAGTATTGCTACCGACAGTAGTATTGCTATTGTTTTCATTCGTATTAGTGTTTTGATTGTTTATAGGCGACACAGCCTGTGAATTTCCATTTTCATTTGATCCACTTTGAGTTGTAGAGCTTCCTGTTGATGTTGTACCTTGAGTTCCAACATTTGTATTAGGGGTTCCATTTCCTCCGTTGTTCGAACTTGTTTCATTTGTTCCAGAAGTGGTTTGACTTCCTTCAGTAGTGTTACTTGTTCCATTATTTTGGTTTTGATTGTTATTGGTTGTGGAGTTATTAGTATTTGTTGTTGTACCGTTATTATTATTTCCACTTCCATTTTGGGAACTATTCCCATTCTTCTTATTACCTTTGTTTCCGTTGGTGTTAGAAGAATTAGATGCTGCGGTTAGACTACCGCTAAGAAAATCTGTGGCTCCGTTTGATAGATCCATTAAAGACGATAGTGAGTTGATAATACCTATCGTGTTTAATGCCACATCTTGAGCCATGTTTATTTGACCACCAAGTCCAACTATTTCGGCACATGGTGATCCTTGATATTGTGAAAAAACTTGGTTAGCCCAAGTTTCAAAAGTTCCATCGGTAAATTGTTGTTGAGTAAAGTTCTCGACAAAACCATAATACCCCACCGTGACTGAACCATTGATGGGGACTATGATATTTTTTACATTTCCTGTACAAGG